CGGCTTGAACTGGAAAACTTCCGTGGGATCAAGAATCTTGCCATCGACTTTGACGGCAAGGACACGGACATCTTTGGCGCGAACGGCACGGGCAAGACGACGGTGGCGAATGCCATCTGCTGGCTCTTGCTCGACCGCCCGGCGACCGAAGAGCCGGACTTTGACCCCAAGACGACGGGCGCACATGGCATCCACCATGTTGCGACCATCGAGATCGAGACGGAGAGCGGCAACCAAATATCGCTCTCCAAAGACTTTTATGAGAAGTGGACGAGGAAGCGCGGCGCCGCTGAGAGCGAGTTCACGGGCAACACGACAGACTACTTCATCGACGGTGTGCGTGCCAAAAAGAAGCAATATACCGCTGCCGTCGAGAGAGCCTGCGGCACGAGTTTGGACAATCTCAAGATGCTCATGGTGCTTGGCTATTTTGCTGACACGATGAGCACCGACGACAAGCGGCGTATCCTCTTTGAAATGGCGGGCGATTTCACCGACGCCGATGTTTTCGCACGGAACGCAGAGCTGCAAGACCTCGCTCCCTATCTCCTCATGCCGGGCAGCTCAGGCAAAAGCTATGCCATTGACCAATGGCAGAAGATCGCCAAAGAGCAGCGGCAAAAGCTCAATAAGGATTTGGAGCTTTTGCCAACGCGCATCGACGAGGCGAGCAAGAGCATTCTGGAGGAAGTTGCGGACGAAGCTGCCTTGCAGACGGAATTGCGGCGACTGGAAAAAGAAAAGGCCGCTGCAGAAGAAGAGCGGCGCACCCTCTTGACCGAAGACGGCAAGAAGGATGCTGCTCGCACCGCTGTCGCGGCTCTGCGCGTAGAGATGGAAAACGCGCGGGCGGCGTACATCAAAGAAGGTGTCGAGAAGAACCGCGACATCCACGCTGCCATTGACAAATTGTCAGGCGAGAAACGCACCCTCGCCGAAGAGATCGACACCATCAAGCGCAAGGTGCGTGATGCCGAGACGCAGAAAGAGCGCATGGCAAAGCTGCGGACAGCTCTCATGGAAGAGTATGCCGCCGCCCAAGCAGAGCAGTGGGATGCAGGAAAAGAAACCTGCCCAACCTGCGGTCAGACACTCCCTGCCGAGAAGGTGCAGGAACTGCGTGCCGCATTTAATGAGCGGAAGGCGCAGCAGAAGGAAAGCATCAACCGTCGCGGGCAGGAATGCAGCAAGGCAAAGATTCAGGAGATGGAAGAAACCATCGCCGCACAAACGGCGAACCTCACGGAGAAAGAAGCAAGTCTCGCCGATATGGCAGAGCGCCTGCAAAATCTTCAGGGGTCGCTCATCGTGCAGCCGCCGTTTGAAGCGACAGACGGATATACCTTGCTTGCTCAGCGCATGGAAGAGCTGCACGATGCCGAGCGCATCGGCGACAGCGCACAAGACGAGACAGCGCGGCACTACGACGCGAAAGTGCAAGAAATCCAAGCGGCGATTGCGGCGACGAATCTGCGCATCGCAGAGGCGAAAACCGTTGCCGAAAGCAAGAAGCGCGTCGCCGAGCTCGAGGCGTCGCTCAAAGAAACGGCGGCGCAGATGGAGCACATCGAGCGCGGCATCCACCTCGCCGAAGAGTTTGTGCGGACGAAAGCCCGCATGGTCACGGAAAGCATCAACGGGCATTTCAAGTTCGTGCGGTTCGTGCTTTTCCGTGGGCAGATCAACGGTGGGCTGAAGGAGATATGCGAGCCGACTTTGGAGAATAAGGCGGGCGAGTGGGTTGAGTACCGCAGCGCCAATTATGCGGCGCAGGTCAATGCCAAGGTTGACATCATTGGCGCACTGAGCAAGCATTACGGCGTGACGCTGCCCATCCTCATGGATCAGGCGGAAAGCGTCACAGCGCCGCTCCCCGTGGACGGCCAGCTCATCCGCTTTATCGTATCGGCGCCGGACACGGAAGCTTTGCGTATCAAGACAAAAGACTAAGGAGGAAAACATCATGGCACAGAATCTGACAGCATTGGACAAGCGAAACGCGGCGAACATCGCCAAAATCGAAAACTGGGTTGAAAGCGACACCATCAAGAGGAAGTTCCAGGAGGTGCTCGACAAGGGCGCAGGGGCGTTTGTCACGAGTCTCCTCAGCCTCGTCAAGGCCAGCCCGCAGCTCGCTGCAGCAGACCCCAAGACCATCCTCGGGGCGGCGATGACGGCTGCGACGCTCAAGCTCCCCATCAACCCGAACCTTGGTTTTGCCTATATCATTCCCTATGGCAAGGATGCCCAATTCCAGATGGGGTGGAAGGGATATGTCCAGCTCGCCATGCGCACGGGGCAGTACAAGAACATTAACACCGCCGTCGTCTATGAAGGGCAGATTGAGGACATCGACTTTATCACGGGCGAGATCATCCGGGGCAAGAAAAAGAGCGACAAAGTGGTCGGCTACGTCGCCTATTTCGAGCTTGTCAACGGCTTCAAAAAGACCCTCTATATGAGCTCGGAGGACATGCTTCGGCATGCGATGACGTTCTCCAAGGCATATCAGTACGACAAGCGCAGCGGGAAAAGCGCAAGCGTATGGACGACCAATTTTGAGGCAATGGGACTCAAGACGGTGATCAAGCAGCTCATCAGCAAGTACGGCATCATGAGCATCGACATGCAGGGCATGGCGCTCTCAGAAGCAATCAGTGCAGATAGTGAGTATGAGCGCCCCGTCGAGCAGAACGTGACGCCGCTTGAAGAAGCTGCAGCAGAGCAGACGATCGAAGCTGCAGCAGGAGCGGAAGCTGATCCTTTCCCTGCAGAAGAAGCTCCGAGCGCGACCGAGCCGCCGACGGAAGAGGCTGCCGCTGACGGTCTCTATGCCGGCATGGATTTCTAGGCATGGATATCAAAGTCCTTGCGTCGGGGAGCAGCGGCAATGCCTATCGTATCAGCGACGGCAAGACAAGCCTGCTCCTCGACGCAGGGATTCCTTTCCGGGCGATCCAAGTCGGCTGTGACTTCCGGACGGGCAACATCAGCGGCTGCCTCGTTACGCATCGGCACGGCGACCATGCCAAGGCGATTCCCAAGATGCTGCAGCGCGGCATCCACGTCTACAGCAATGCAGACGTCGCCGCGCTCCATGCAGGCGTACGCGCAATGCAGCCATTGCTTGAGTACGGCATCGGCACATTCAGCGTCCTGCCATTTGAGGTAGAGCATGACGTTCCCTGTTTTGGATATCAGGTGGAATCGTTGGCGACGGGCGAAAAGCTCGTCTACATTACCGACAGCGCGTATGTCAAGTACACGTTCACGGGGCTCACGCATCTGATGGTCGAGGCGAATTACGCGCAGGAGATCATTGTCGACAACGCCAAAAACGAGCGCATCCCGGTCTATCTCGCCGAGCGCGTCATAAAGACACACATGAGCATCGAGACTCTGCTGGGGCTGCTCCGGGCAAACGACATGAGCGCGGTGCGGCAGATCTATCTCCTGCATCTCTCCGATGGCAACAGTGACGCAGAAGCCTTCAAGCGGCGCGTGCAGCAGGAGACGGGCGCGGAAGTCTACATCGCATAAGGAGGGATATTGTGGCAACATTCGACATCAAGAAAATCAAACGAGATGGTAGTGAACTCACGTTTGACTACCGGAAAAAGAAAGACAGCCATTTGAGCACACACATCTCGAAGTTCTGCGAGATGGCGCGGAAAGAATTTTACGACGCATTCAACCGCCTCTCTATTGGCTTTTGCCAAGGATTGAAGCTTGTGTTCGTTGATCGAGCGGTCTTAATGAGGTTCGTGCCCGTCGGCGTGACCTATGGAGAGGATAAGGATCTGAGAGAGTTTGCTGTTATCGTCTGCGATTACATCATTCCGGGGACATCCTTGAAGGTCACACTCAAGTCACCGTCTTACTGCTTGGCGTTTACGCAGGAAGAGGGAAAGATCGCGGGATATTGGGACGTAGATACGTCGCGTCTCTTGACGAACCTGCGCGAGGAGGCACAACTGTTCCTCGCAGGGCAGCGGGCGCAGGTCGGCTTGTTCGACGCTCCTACAACGGCGCCTGAGACAGAAGATGCAGAAGGCGTGTCGGACGAACTGCTTGATGAGTCAATCCCCTTTGCAAAAGATGCAGCGCGGATCGGCGGCAACGTGTTTCCCATGAGAGGATAAGGCTATGGCTGAACGCAGGATGATGGCGAAATCCGTAATCGAGGCGGACAGCTTCATGGATTTGCCGATGTCTACGCAGTGCTTGTATTTTCACATGCTGCTTCGCGCCGATGATGACGGTTTCATTAAAAATCCGAGCGCAATCCGACGCGCCATCGGATGCGGTTCCGACGACATGACGCTTTTGATTGCAAAAAGGTTTATTTTACCATTTGAGAGCGGCGTTATCGTCATTCGACATTGGAAGATTCACAATTACATTCAGAAAGATCGATACCGTCCGTCGGACTGCGAGGAAGCAAAACAGATTGAGACGGATGCCAACAAAGCCTATAAAATCAAGGCTTCCGAGGTTCTGTATCCAGAATGTATCCAGAATGTATCCAAACTGGATACAGAGTGTATCCAATCTGTATCCATAGGTAAGGATAGGGTAGGTAAGAGTATATATGCTGCTGCTGCTGACGCGCGTGCGCGCGCGAGGGAGCCGGATTCTCAAAATCGCGACGAGAAAATTTCTGCGGACGAGATGCATGCCGTTGCATCCGCCGCATCTGACGAGCAGGCTGCCGTGTCTGCCGAAAAGGAGCAGGCCGTTGCTCCTCCTGCCGGGGCGTATGCCGTTGCGCCCATGCTGACCGGGACGTGTGCTGCTGCGTCCCACGATGACGAGGCGCATGCTGCTACGCCTCTGACACAAGACAAGGCAAGCCCCGACCGAGAGGCCGTTCTCGGCGGGAACACGCCAAAGAGGCGAGAGCATGCCGTTGCTCTTGCGACAACCGACGACGCAGAGCTTGACGAGGATGCCGTTTCTCAAGAGCCGATGTCGAACGCCGAGGCGTATGCCGTTACGCCTGAACTCTCTGCCGAGGGGGATGCCGTTCCCTCCGAGATGGCCGGATCGAAGGCGGAGAATCGTGAACTTGGGGAAGTCGTCAAAGCCTTTTGCGACAACCTCCAACCGGGCGCAGGCCCGATGGTGCTCGAACAGGTGGCGGATGCATACGACACCTATGGGGCTACATGGTGCCTTGCCGCTATTCGCGAAGCTGCGGAGAGCGGAGGCAGATCAATCTCGTACGTCTGCCGCATCTTGGAGCGGTGGCGACGAGATGGATTCAAGACAGGGAAAGGGGGACAAGCCTGTGGAAAAGCTGGAAAACATTCTGGCACGGATGGAAGCGCGTCGAGGTGCGACGACTTCGACGACACCGATCGAAAACACGTCTATCCGTGGGACATACGACCTCCCAGCGGAGGCACTGGAAGCGAATCGTAGCCGGATTCTCTCCGTCGAGCAGGCGCAGGACATGTGCCGTGGGTGCAGCGGAGAGACATGCAAGCAAAAGACGCCGGGCATGATTCCGACGCTCGATGTCGTCGGCGGGCAGCTTTACGAGGGCTATGCCATCTGCCGTCACGAGCGCAATCGCCGTGCACAGGGGAGAATCGACCGAATCTTGCAATCAGCACAGATACCGCGTGCCTATGCGTCGGACACGTTCGACGATTACGAGGTCACGGCGGGAAACCATGACGCCGTTCGGGCGGCACATTGGGTGCTCATGCCGAAGAATCGGCGCGGTATTTTCCTGTATGGCAAGCGCGGCACGGGCAAGACGAAACTTGCGGCCATCATTGCCAACGAAAAGGCAAAGGCTGGATGCCCTGTGTTGTTCTCTTCTGTGCCTGATCTCATGGCGGACATCCGCTCTGCCTTTGACACGGGGATGACGTCGAAGGCGGTGCGAGCTGTGAAAGAGACGCCGTGCCTCGTCTTAGACGACCTCGGCAGCGAGAAGATGAGCGAGTGGGTCGGCGAGCAGCTGTTCTGCATCGTCAACCACCGCTACAACCAGGGCCTGCAGACCATCGTGACGAGCAACTACAGCCCGAAAGAGATTCTCTTGCACATGGCGACGCGCGACCGACGCGGATATGTCATCGACGACATGCAGGCGCAGCGCATCTTGAGCCGCATTTATGGCATGTGTGAGCGCGTGGAAATCAAGGGCGCAGATTGGCGCATGAGGGTACAGCAAGGCGCCCTTTTCGAGGAGGCGGGAGCATGAACAAGGCAATCCTCTTGGGGCGGCTGACGAAAGCCCCGGAGATCAAGTACACGCAGAGCGGCAAAGCGGTCGCGTCCTTCACGCTCGCCATAGACCACCGAAAGGGTGCGAGCAGCGAGAAACAGGCAGACTTTATCTCCTGCGTCGCATGGGAGAAGACTGCCGAGACCATCGGCAACTACTGCAGCAGAGGGCAGCAGATCGCCGTCGAGGGGCGCATCCAGTCAAGGAGTTACGACGCGCAGGACGGCTCGAAGCGCTACGTGACTGAGGTCGTTGTGCAGAGTATGGAGTTCTGTGGCAAAAAGAGCGACAACGGCGGACACGCCGCAGAAAGCGCGGCGCTGGACTATGACGAAGAAATCCCGTTTTGAGGCTGAGGAGGGAGCGTCATGAACGAGTATATCCCGTGCAAGAGGCGTGACCCGACGGCATGGGAAGCCATCGGGCGAATACGGCGCGAAGAGAAGGAGCGCAGGAAGCGGGAGGCGCAAGAGAAAGAGCGCGAAGTTGACGAGGAGAGGAATCTATGTATTATGCAGAAATCATCAAAATTATAGAATCTGGAATGCGAAAGGATCCGGTCAAAGTCGCCAGTTATTCCCGCCTCCTTGCAAAGAAGATGGAGAATGATGGGGAAAACAAGGGGAGCACACGTATCCTATCCGCATTGAATCGTGCGGGTGGAAGTCAAGCGGCTATGGAGCCATTAACAACGTTGCCAGTAGATCAGGAAAGCCGCCTCGATATTGCAGAGATTGATTATGCGCCATCTGCTGAGCATATTATTCTCAGCAAATCCGTTCAGGCCGCATTAGACGACTTCAGGAATACAATCCAAAGTAAAAATAAAATGATATCCATGGGACTGAATCTCCGGACAACACTGCTCCTTTATGGACCTCCTGGCTGTGGGAAGACAAGCGTAGCAAAATATCTTGCTTCGGAGTTAAAGATTCCTCTTGTCACAGCACGGTTTGACACGCTCATATCATCACGGCTCGGGAATACGGCGAAGAACATTCATCGCATCTTTGCATACGCAAAAAAACAGCCATGCATTCTATTCCTTGATGAATTTGATGCGATTGCAAAGGACAGAGGTGACGTACATGAGCTTGGTGAGATCAAACGGGTGGTGAACAGTCTCCTCCAGAATATGGATGATTTCTCGCAGGAGGGCATACTCCTCGCGGCGACAAATCACGCAGGTATGCTTGATAAAGCAGTTTGGCGGCGGTTTCAGACCGTCATTGAAATTCCTGTGCCGGAGCGTGATGAAATCCGTAGATTTATCAAGCAATTTTCCGAGATTGTGGATGATTCGAGTATTACCGATTCACAGTGGAAACACATACTGGGAACGATGGCAGGGCTCTCATATTCTGATATCAAGGATATCGTTCAGAATATGCTAAAAAAGGCTGTGCTTCATCAAAAAGAAGAGATCGGAATACTGGATTACGTTATGGAAGTATTTCTGTTCAAAAATCATGGAAACTATAGCCAGGATGACATGATACAGTATCTGAACGAGCATGGTGTGACGCAGAAAGTGATCGGCGTTCACTTTGGAATCTCGGAGCGACAGGTTAGAACAGCGGGAAGGAGGAAAGAAGATGCGGGAGTATAAAGCTGTCGTCCTCGGCGAGCCTGTGGCGCAGGGCAGGCCGCGCTTTAGTCGGCAGGGCGGATTTGTCAAAGCGTATGACCCTGCCAAGAGCCGCGACTACAAGCAATACGTCCGCCTCGTTGCCAGCGAGGATGCGCCCGAGGCGCCCGTGACAGGAGCTGTGTTGCTCTCGCTCAAGATATACAGGGCAATCCCCAAGTCGATGCCAAGATACAAGCGTGAGGCGGCGCTTGTAGGACGGCTGCGTCCGACGACAAAGCCGGATATATCCAACGTGCTCAAGGGCGTGGAGGACGCGCTGAAGGGCTTGTGGTACGCCGATGACAGCCAGATTGTGGGCTACGGGACGTTGGGTAAATGGTATGCGGAACGCCCGCGCATCGAGATTGCGATGCAGGAAATCGAGGAAATGGGAGGAAAAGGGGAAACGCCCTAGGAGACGCGTAGAGCATCCATTTTTACGCAGGGTATAGGCGAGTATAGACATGGGTGCAAAAATTCTGTAGGCGCGAATCTGGGATGAATGAAGGGGATGTTTGTGTATGAAGAGAGTGGATAAAGACGCCTTGTCCAAAATTTTGGCGGAGCATAAAGCGTGGCTTGAGGACAATGGCGGCGCTTATGCAGATTTGAGCAGATTAGACCTGCAAGGGGTAGACCTGCGAGGGGTAAATCTGCGTGCGGCGGACTTGTGCTATTCGGACTTGCGAGAGGCAGACTTGCGAGAGGCATACTTGCGTGGAGCATCCTTGCGGGGAATAAACCTGCGTGGGGCAGACCTGCGAGGGGCAAACGTGCGTGAGGCAAACCTGTATGGAGCAAACTTGCGTGGGGCAAACCTACGTGGAGCAGATCTCCGTGAGGCAGACATTCGAGGGGCAGACCTGCGTGAGGCAAACCTGTATGGGGTAAACATGAGCCAAAAAATCGTACAAATCGGACCTATTGGCAGTCGTAATGACTATACGCTTTACCGCGTGGAAGAGGACATCGTTCAATGCGGATGCTGGAGAAAATATGCAGGCGGGTCACTTGCAGATTTCATAGCACGAGTTAACGAGACTTATCCCGAGGAAACCGAAGATGGCGCAAAATACCGCCGTGAGTATCTTGCAGCGATTGCGATGTTCCAAGCGTTGCGAGAAGATTATCTCAAGGATTCGCAGAGGGAGCGTATGGCGGAAGGAGTGACAGAGCATGGATAAAGCAACGTTGAGTAAAATCTTGAAAAGTCATGAAGAATGGCTCAGTTGTAAAGGTGGTAAGCCAGCGGACTTGCGGGGAGCAGCCTTGCAGGGAGCAGACTTGCGTGGAGCAAGACTGTGTGTGGCAAGACTGTGTGTGGCAAGCCTGCATGAGGCTGACCTGCGCGATGCCGTTTTGAGTTGTGCAGACCTGCATGAGGCTGACCTGCATGAGGCAAACCTGCGTGAGGCGAATTTCTTCGAGGCAAATCTGTGTGGAGCAAACTTGCATGGGGTAGACCTGCGTGGAGCAGACTTGAGTAGGGCACGTCTGCGTGGGGCAGACCTCAGTAATGCAGACTTGTGTGGGGCAAACCTGCGCGATGCAGTTTTGAGTTATGCAGACCTACGTGAGGCGGATTTGCGTAAGGCAAGCTTGCACGGAACAATTCTATGGTCGGCTGGCCTATATAAGGCAGACCTGCGTGATGCGTGCTTGGTTGGGGCAAACTTGCGCGATGCAGACTTGCGCGATGCAGACTTGCGCGGGGCAATTATATGCAAAGAAGACCTGTTTGACGCAGAACTGTTTAGGGGATGCTTGGTCTACCCTCCCCCAACCTATCCGAGGAGGACAGATAGATGAGACACGGAGGACAGAGAAGCCGCCGATTTGAGCGGCGGCAAAGGGAGCGCATGGCGCAGAAGCAGCTCATCGCCAGAGGCAGGGAGGCGGCTCGGAAGATACAGCGTCAGAAGCATGGCATTGAGCTGACGCAGGAAGGGCGTTTGTCGCTGGTGTACGCTTTCCGCTACGCGCTCAAACAGCAAGGTGGCGGTATGGACAATGTGCAGGCGGCACTCAAACCGCATATTGCCGAGTTTCGGACGGAAGTACTCGAGCACATGGTGACGGACATCGACGTGCACGCTGCATCCGTCGCGCATATCGCAGAGAGGTACAGCCTTGTACGGAAAGAGCAGGAAGGTTTCCGCGCGATGCTGGTGCGGGAGATCGAGAGGAGGAAGCGCGATGACTAAGTTACGTGATGAAGATAGAGAATATATCTGCAGAGTGAAATCAGAGATTGAACGCCATAAAAAAATGTGTGCAGAGCTAGAACAGGCATGCAAAAATACAGTGTCGGAGATATGGCAACAGGCTGCGCAAATAGATGAATTGATGTTAGAGGCCGAAAAGCCGCTGACGAATGGAGCCTTGAAAAAAGAGAACATGGCACTGAAAGAGGAAAACGAGCGACTGAAACAAGTATTGGCAGACTGTGAGAAGAAGCGTGTCGGTGAGCAGGAAGGAACCAACGTCAACATGATGCGTCCGCAGCCGTGTAGGAAATTTAAGATGATTTCCACGGCGGATTGGGTCACCAAGCTCATGGAAGAAGTGGTAGAAGTGGTGCATATTGCTGCTGACAACGCAGAATTGGATGTTAGAGACTGGCTTGATGATGAGGATATGTTGGCGGATAAGCTAGGCGAGGAATTGACCGACGTGATTACGGTTTGTACGTCATGGCTTGACGCATTTGGCTACGATGAAGTGGCGCGTGGCAAATTGCAGGAGCGTGTGAACGAGAAAAACAAGGCGCGGGGGTACTGGGGATGAGTGAGTATGGGATAGACATGAAGGCCTTTGTCCGTGATCGCGACTTGGCTCTGATCGATCTTGTCATGTATGGGCGAAAGAAACGATTCAAGAAATATGCGCGGAAATATGGGGTGGCCTCCTTGCCTAAAAACAAGATTGTATTTATGGCTGGCGCATGCAAAGCCCTCCTCGGCAGCACATCGTCATACATCAAGCAGCCCCATAGAGATAGGGCTACATGGTGGTTGCTGAGGCACGGAATGAAGCCATGGATAGAGTGAGGATGTGCTATGATGACGCTCGGCAGCCTGTTTGATGGGATCGGTGGCTGGTTACTTGCGGCGCGTCATGCAGGTGTCAGGCCGCTCTGGTCGAGCGAGATCGAGCCGTTCCCGTGCTCGGTGACGGCACAGCATTTCCCCGAGGTCAAGCAGCTTGGTGACATCACGAAGATTGACGGGGCGGCGATACCACCCGTGGACATCATCTGTGCAGGAAGTCCGTGTCAGGACTTATCCATCGCGGGAAAAAGAAAGGGGCTATGTGGTGAACGCAGCGGCTTATTCCGAACAGCAGCTCACATTGTTCGACGAATGCGGGAACGTACCGCAGGGAAGTACCCGAGGTTCTTTGTGTGGGAGAACGTCCCCGGTGCTTTTTCATCCAACCGAGGGATGGATTTTCAAGCCGTGCTCGAAGAAATCGGAGAAAGTGAAATTCCAATGCCTCAAGGTAATCGATGGGCTCCCGCTGGATTGGTGCAATTCCCCGGAGCTGAAATCGCATGGAGGGTATTGGACGCACAATATTGGGGAGTCCCCCAACGAAGAAAAAGAATCTTTCTTGTCGCGGATTTTGCAGCCGATGGAAGATGTGCCGGAGAAATATTATTTGAGTGCGAGAGCATGTCTGGGCATCTTGAGGAGAGCGAAGGAGCGCGGCAAGGAACTGCCCGAGGAACTGAAAGCGGCACTCGAACGGCAGGCGCGTATATACATAAATGTGCAAGAACATTGACCGCAAGAATGGACGGAAGCCCCTGCGCGGATCGCGATCCTCAGATTGTTGCTGTAGGATTTGATACAAAAGCAAGCATAGTGAACAGTGCGCCTGTACTTGTGGAGGCCGTGCCACCGATGACAACGAGCAATCGTCTTGGCGTGATGGCGGCAGGCTTTATCGGTAAGGCTTCATCGTCTGTCGGAAGCATCGGATATGGCGAAGAAACTGCACCGACATTGATAGCAGGCAAGCAGCAGCACGTCGCAATCTACGACATGACGCACGCCGATGAGGTCATGCGTCTCGTCAAAGATGGCATCGCCCCGACACTCAATGCACGCATGGGGACAGGCGGGAATCAAGTACCCGTAGTGCATAGCTACTGCATCGCGGGCAACACGATAGACCGCAAGATCGAGAACGGCGGCAACGGGAAAGGCGTGCTAAAAGAAAAAGCCTATACGCTGAACACGATTGACCGTCATGCGGTCGCTGAAATCTACGGGGCGAAGTCGTTCAGCGAGTACGAAAAGGGGCAAGTCGCGACACTCAGAGCGGCGGGCGGCAATCTTGGCGGCGGCAGTGAGAATCTGGCGGTCACACGTTCCATCGTTCGCCGCCTCACGCCGACGGAATGCGAGCGACTGCAAGGCTTGCCCGACGACTATACGGCGGGCGGCAGCGACACAGCAAGGTACAAGGCGCTCGGCAACGGCATGGCACAGCCGTGCGCAACGTACATTATCAAAAGAATAGTGGAGGTGGTTTCAAATGGAAGAATGGAGACTTGTTCCTATTGAAGGATTTTCGTCTTATGAAGTTAGTTTGTTGGGAGCGGTGCGACACAACGGGAGAATATTAAAACAAACATTGTCTCGTGGGTATTATACGGTTGTTCTTTGTAACAATGGTGTTAGGAAGCATTTTAGGGTTCATAGATTGGTTGCACTTTGTTTTTTGACTTGTAGTGCAGGTAAATGGGTCAACCACAAGGACGGCAACAAAAGAAACAATGCCGTAAATAATTTGGAATGGTGCACGCCGTCTGAGAATCAAAAACACTCTTGGGCAAATGGTTTGACGGAATTTACCCAAAAAATGAAAGACGCTGTCACAAAAACTATTTTGAAAGAAGTTGAGAAACAAAAGAAAAAAGTAATATGTATTAAAAACGGAAGAATCATAAATACTTTTCAGAGCCTTACTGATGCGGCACGCTACGTAGGTGGTTCTCAACCTCGAATTAGTGATTGTTGCAACGGTAAAAGATATACGCATAAAGGGTATGTGTGGAAATTTGCGTAATCTGATACGGCGAATCGTGAAGGTGACAGCATGAAGATGCCTAGGAATGAGAGGGATGTGGCGGTCATGAGTAAATACAAATACGCCTTTAACAAGGCCGACATCTATACGGGGCAATGCGTCAGCATAGAGGAGGCACTGGCTGAGGCGAGGCAAGAGGCAGAACTTTATCCAGAGGGGGACAAGCCGCATTTGGTTTATATCGGCAGATATAAGCCGTTTAAGCCAGTCATTGAGGCGGAGTGGGTTCTTGAGGTACTGCAGCGCGATGCGTACGATGTTTCGGATGCGGCGGAGGGGTGGCTGGACAATCTCACACCCGCAGAGGTCGAGTCGCTGAGTGAGTGCCTGACAAGGGCGTTTATGCGATGGGCGAGAGAGTGTGGGAAAGAGCCTGGTTTTGGAGAAGTAAATCATATCAGACGGTATGATTTGCGGACTGGGCGAGAGGTTTGAGAGCCTGGATGGATAGTCTTATGTGGGCGATGTGATTTATGAAAATCCAGAAAGCGATAATGACGCAAACAGTTAGACGGCTTCTGCTATCCGGTTCGACGATGATGAGCTTCATCTATGCAGCTACTTCGCCAAGCGTGCATGTACACTTTATGCAATTAGTGTCGGTACAGATACTGGCGGCAGCAAATATCATCGGCATAGGACTTGCAGCGATTGTCAATTCGACGGTCTCATCGTTGCGAGATCTCTATCATAAGTGGTTTTTGTTGATTGTTGTCGCAGATGTAATATGCTTTTGGATGATCTCTTTTTTCGGGATAGAGTGTCCGACGATAAGATTTCTTGGATTCTCCGTGCTCAACGCCGTATCTACGACGTTGTGGGTGACGGTGATAAGGGACTCTGTCAATAATGCGCTGAATGGGGCGGAGCTTACGAACTGGCAAGCAAAGAGCAGTGCGTTTGGGTTGTACGGAGCTTTCGCTGGCGGTCTCGTCGCGATTTTTGTTCCGAACATAAATGTGGAGTTTTGTATTTTGCTGCAATGCATATCGAACATGTTTATGGGTATCACCGATTTGATAGCTTACAGGAAAATGCAGAGGGGATTCAAAGAGTTACGAAGCGAGCGAGAGATTTGAGCGCCAAAAAGAGCGGCAGAAACGCCGCTCTTTCGGTGCGTGTGAACCATTTTACTGTTGTCGGTAAAATGGTGAATCGGACATAAATCGGACATGAATCGGACAGCGGCGGACGGTGACGGACGGTGACGGACGAGAAGGGGAGGAATCTGCATGGAACACGGCGACTGCATCAAGGAGACGAAGCGCATACTGGGACAATACAACAAGATGAAAGTCGCCGTGCAGAACCTCACGGAAGAAATCGAGGCACGAACGTCCGTTCTCCAAGGCGAGTCCGTCGCCATCGCCCGCTATGGAGATGAGCCGATGGGCGGCACGGCGGAGCTGACAGCTACGGAAGCGGCGGCAGAGAGACGAATGAAGACGACGGCAGATATCGCGGTGATGGAGCAGCGCAAGCGGGACATGGAGCGGACATTGCGGGCGGTGGATCGTGCGTTGTCTTGCCTCTCGACTAATGATGAGCGGCTTGTGCGCGGGCGGTACATCGACGGATATGCTTGGTGGCAGGTGGCGCGAGAGGCGGGGTATACGGAGAAGTGGGCACGAGTACGAGGAGAAAAGTGTGTGCAAGATGTAATGCTGATGATATTTGGTATGGTTAAAAAGGTAGAACAAATAAGATTAGATTTTGGCAATAAAAAGGGTTTTTGCAGTAAAATATAGAATCTATTTTAACAGATTTTATATTTTATGTGTTTTATCATGCAAACATCATAAAAATGTGCTATACTATAATAAATGATATTTAGTATAAAATCGGGAGGGATGGAGATGTTTTTCTTTTTTGACCATACTCCAGAGTTTGCAGGTAAGTATACTGCTGTCGATGTTGCGAAATATTTGATTCGCAAATGTGCTTTGGATGGTATGCCTATCAGTAATTTGCAACTCCAGAAGATTTTGTACTATGTGCAGGTACACTTTCTAAAGAAGGAGAATCGCGTGCTGTTCTCGGATGAAATAGAAGCTTGGGCACTCGGTCCTGTCGTTCGGGAAGTATATATGCGTTACTGTGGATATGGGTCAACAGAGATTTATGAAACAGATGAGCCGAGCGCTTCATTTAGCAAAGATGAAATGTTGGTAATGGATTCCATTGTGGAGGAAAAACGTGCTATAAAGATATGGAATCTTGTCAATGCAACACATGAACCCGGGAAACCATGGGATCGTATCTATCGGGGTGGTTTGGGTAATAAGGAAATTATACCGAAGGCTGTGATTGCTCAATATGCTTGATAAACAGATGAAACTCCAAGAACTCTTGAGAGATCTTGCTAAAGAAGATGCTAAGATAAGTGAGCGTGGAGTTTTTGAAGAATATATACAGAAATTGCAGTATATTTACTCGGATGATTTTCGACACCTATACTCGGAAGTGTTCGGAATCATTACGCGAATTGATGGGGCGAGGCCGGACAGTCTCAATATTTTATCTAGAAACATTCAAGTGTTGTATAAGCAAGCGATTGAAGAGAATGGAAATGGTGGGGTAATAGACGATATCCTTTGTAAAAAGATTGCAAAATTGTATGATCATGTTAATCTTGATATTGCACGTATCGATTATACACGAAGTATTGCAAATGAACTCAATAAAAAGCATGAAGATGTCGCTCGAGGACTGGAATCTATACGTGTGAAAGCTGGAGAAATGCAGAAGGATTATATAACAATTCTTGGTATATTTTCCTCAATTATAATTACCTTTGTGGCAGGAATGGCATTCTCCACTTCTGTTCTTGCTAATATAGATAAAGCATCTATATATCGATTGGTATTTATTGTATCCTTGCTTGGTATGGGACTCTTTAACTTGGTAAATCTTTTGCTGAGATTTGTTCAAACCGTTAATAGAGGCTATGATGTGGAAAATGATGGAAACTCTAAACGTATACAACGAATCAATTATATAATAGTTTTTCTTATCTTTCTTGATTGTATTGCTTGGTTGATTGATGGGGAGCGATTTAGACAATTTATGAAATAGTTTGTGGATAAATCATACGATGATTTGCTTCCGTTTTACTTCCCTTTTACTTCCTTGTTTTCGCCGAAATCCGTGATATACTGGTAATATCTAAAATTGCATACAGGCACAGGGGCGTCGCGCAGGCGGCGTCCTTTTTGTATGTGCGAGAAGCCTGCAAGACGGCAGGGAGGCGCAGTGCAGATGTTGTTGTTGTTGTAACGGCATGATGTTTTCATTTTTGCTGTATTTTATAAATGTGACTTTATTGTTTTTATAAAATTGGCGGGTTTTATAAACTTAGGGAGTGTGGTGAGTATGTAGTATGGCAAACGAGGAGAATCTGAAGCCGACGAGCAAACGAACCAAGAGCGAAGCAAGAGAAATCAGCAAAAAAGGTGGCATCGCGAGCGGTGCATCTCGTCGCCGTAAGAAGGCGCTCAGAACCGCGCTCAAAGAGGCTGTTTCACTCACGTTGAAAGAACTGCCTCATGATCTCAGAGTGGCAATCATGTACGCGGCGAATATCACTGATGTGGAGCTCACGGTCAGCGATGCGATTCTCGGTAGTCTTATTCGCAGTGCTTGTGCCGGCAATTCGCAGATGATGAAGGTGTTGCTTGATGTGCTTGATGAAACGCCCGATGTACGGCTCAAAGAGCGCGAGCTGAAGCTGCGTGAGCAAGCGTTGAAAGAGGATAAGGGCGGCGATACTGTAGACGATGTGCAGATCATGATGCCGGAGAAGGAGATGGATGTCTGATGAAATGTCTAAAACCTCAAGCGGGTCCGCAGACGGCATTTCTCGCATCCTCGGCGGATATTTGCATTTTCGGCGGCAGTGCAGGCGGTGGCAAGACTTTCGCGCTCTTGTTAGAGCCGTTACGCTACAAGAATATGGCGGGATTCAATGGCGTGATTTTCCGCCGCAATTACACGCAGGTGACAGCGCCGGGCGGCCTTTGGGAAACCTCGAAGCAGATGTATACAGGGATTCGAGGGGCGGTGCCGTGGAAATCACCGAAGCGGCACTGGGATTTTGCAGGATTGTCAACGCTATCCTTTGACTACATCTCCTCGGACGATGATGTTTACTCTTGGCAGGGATCGCAGATTTGCTTCCTTGGCTTCGACGAACTCACGCATTTCAGTGAGTTTGTCTTTTTTTATATGTTGTCGCGCAATCGCTCGACATGCGGCGTGAAGCCCTACGTTCGTGCGACGTGCAATCCCGACGCGGATAGCTGGGTCAAGGAATTTATCTCTTGGTGGATTGATCCCGAGACAGGTCTTGCGATCTCGGAGCGATCTGGTGTGCAGCGCGTATTCTATCGCACGGATGACGGCGGTATCGTCTGGGGCAATACCCGTGAAGAGGTTATGGAGATCGTGAATGCAGACAGGGCGAAGGATGAGCGCATTCTTGCGGATGACTGCAAAACGGCGACGTTTATTGCCTCGTCGGTTTACGACAATAAAATCCTTCTGAAAAGCAATCCGCAATATTTGTCCTCGCTCAAGGCGCTTTCCCTCGTTCAGAAAGAGCGGCTTTTGCGCGGCAACTGGAAAATCCGCCCGGCGGCGGGGCTTTATTTCAACCGCGAGAAGGCGCATGTTGTCGAGGCGGTGCCGGAAAAGATCGTCAGCATCATGCGGGCGTGGGATTTGGCTGCGACGGAGATTACGCCGGAAAACAAAAATCCCGATCGAACGGCTGGTGTTTTGATTGGGCGTATGCGCGACGGGCGCTATATCGTGCTCGATGTTGTGCGGCGTGCCTACAATGCAGCAGAGGTGCGTGCGCTGATCCGCGCGACGGCGGAACATGACAACGACGCGTACCGCAGCCGCAATATTCGCTTGCCGCAAGACCCGGGGCAGGCGGGCAAGGCGCAGGCGGGGAGCTATGTCAAAGAACTGGCAGGGTGGAATGTTAAAACGGCGACGGTCTCGGGGAGCAAGATCACGAGGGCGGAGCCGTTTTCTGCTCAGTGGATGGCTGGAAACGTACTGCTGTTGAAAGGTGATTGGAATGAGATGTATCTGTCCGAGATGGATGCTTTTCCTGACGGGCTGCATGATGACATGGTGGATGCGTCAAACGACGCCTTTGCCTCCGTGTCGAATATGACGAGTTGGCGCGCTCTGGCGCATTGAGGAGGTGAGACGATTTGAACCGATATGACGGCTACTACAACACCGTGGTAGGGCATGGGATGCGCCAGCGTGACCCGTATATGAGCTACCGCTATTCTGGGCGCAATTCGCATGTGGCGTTTGAGGAGGCGAGTGACCTCTTTACCTACAACGGCATCGCTCGCAAGATTATCAAGGCTCCTGCGGATGAGGCTGTGCGTGCAGGCTTCGAGCTTCGCGACGGTACGACGCCACTCTTGCAGGATGCAGATATTCAGTCGGTACTTGAGGATTTGCGCGTGCAAGAAGTCTTTTCGACGGCGCTTGCATGGGATAGGCTCTACGGCGGTGCTGCGATTTTGATGCTTGTCAACGACGGCGGCACATTGGAAGACCCGCTGAATGAGGAGCAGATTAAGGCGGTGGAAGGCTTGGAAGTGTTCGAGCCGCCCGAGATACAAGTTCACGAAAGCTATTATTACGACGATCCGTATAACCCAAACTACGGCAAGCCGGAGTTTTACACACTCATTGGCTACAACGGAAATTCATTCCTTGTGCATGAGAGTCGTCTGCTCGTATTCAAGGGCGGCGTTATTCCGACACAGAAGCGCCGGATGCGTGACGGCTGGGGCGGCAAGGTGCTCGACGAATTGCGGGAAAATCTTTTGCAATACAGCGCGGGAAACAGTCTTGCACTGATGGCGCTCTCGCGTATGTCGCAGGGCATCTTGAAGCTGGATGGTCTGACAAACAATCTTGAAAACGAAGAGACGGAGAAATTTGTGCAGGCGCGTTTGCAGCTCATTGACATGGTGCGCCATCTGATGAACACCATCGCCATTGACAAAGAGGACGACTACGATCTCAAGAATATGAGCCTTGCAGGCGTGAAAGAAATCATCGAGCAGTTTGAAACGGCGCTTTCTGCAGCATCGGATATTCCCGTTACGGTGCTCTTCGGGCGTAGTCCGGGCGGACTGAACTCTACGGGCAAGTCGGACATGGAGAACTACTACAACCTTGTTCGGCGTATACAAGAGCGTATCTTGAAGCCGAAGCTGGTGCGCTTGATTGATCTTCTACAGAAGGCAAAGGCAGTGACGACGCTGCCCGAGCACTACGTCCTTGCGTTTAAGCCGCTCTGGCTGCCGACGGAGAAAGAGCAGGCGGAAGTGGAGAGCCTCAAGGCGCAAGCAAGCGAGCACGATGCAGGAGCAATCCAGCACCTCGTCGACATCGGCGCCATAAGCGCGGAGGACGCGCGGGAAACCGTGCGGCAGGCGGGGCGCATCAAAGTAGGTGAGGGCATTGAAGATCGTCCCGAAACGTAAACTGCATTATCCATTTGCGATGGAATGCGATTACACGAAGCTGCTGACGGGCTATGTGAAAGACTGCATGACCGTCGTCCGCAGTTACATCCCCGAAATGCGGAAACTGGTGGCAGAACAATCCGCGCCGGGAGCAACGAGCGTCAATGTGTATCTTGCGTTGCTCATCGACCGCATACAACACGATATGCCGCAGGCTGAGGCAACGGAAGGGCGTATGCGCCGCTTCTTTGACGATGTGGCGCATTTCACATGGCGCGACCTCAAACGACTGCTTGAGAGTGTGACAGGGATGCAGATAAGCGGCAGGGGCGCACGTCTCTCGCGAAAGGATGCGGATGACGACCTCAATGCACTCAAAGAGCTGTGGGTCGGCGAAAACCTCGACCTTATCCGCTCGATTGACGATGAGACGATGCGCAGGATTCGCCAGATTCTTACGGCTCGCATTACGGGCAGCGTCAATCATGCGGGGCTGGCGAAAGACCTCATCGCCGAAATACAGGCGATCACGGAGAAGGAGAAACGTCGTGCCGAACTGATTGCCCGCGACCAGCTCGGCAAGCTGCACGGGCAAATTAATCGCAGGAAGCAAGAATCGCTTGGCATCGAGGAATACGAGTGGGAAACGTCGCATGATGAGCGCGTGCGTGATTCGCACAGGGCGCTGCAAGGCAAGGTGTTCTCGTGGAACAAGCCACCGCCCGAAGGTCATCCGGGCTACCCGATTCGCTGTCGCTGTATTGCGCTCCCTGTCATTGACTGGGATAGGCAACTCGGTGAGCCGAAGAAGGGGAGCTATTTAGAGATACCGGAGAAGACTGGCGGAGGTATCGGGCAATATAACGTTAGTGCAACTACGCCGGAAATGGAGGAATTGTTTAGGCGTTACCTCAACGATGAGCATGTGAGGATTGATATGGTACATAGTAAAGTAGCCGGTTATGATTTTTCGGAAGGCAAGGTCATATTTAATCCAAAACATGAGCATGTTGGGAAATACAATTTGTCAGAGCTGTTTACGCATGAACTCATGCATAAAATCGACGTGGAAGAGGGTATTGCTGTTTGTTTGGCAAAGCCTTTGGATGACGCTATTCGAGAAGCAAGAGTTTATATTTTATCTCAAAAGGAGAAATATAATAAAATCTTGGAATCATCGCTTGGTATGGATATGAGCGTCAGCGATTTGTTTGCAGCAATCACAGAAAATGAGCTTTATGGAAGCTATTATCATTCAGATGGATATTGGCAGGGTATTGGCACCATAGAACGCGAGGTTATTGCAAACATCATGACAATGCGATACACTAAAAATCAAAAGGGGCTGGAAATAGTCAAAGGCATCCCGTCTTTAAGAGTACTTTTGAAGGAGTTAGAAGACGCATATGATATACCACATGGATGAAGAAACTCATGAGCTTATTGTAGCGGCTAAAAGGGAGTTTCCTGATGAGAAATGGGGGTTTTGGCCAGATGATTGGGAGTCCGAAGCAGTATTCCGTGTCGACTTGAAGCGCCGTTTGAATGAACTGCGTGAGAAACAGTCTGAGAAGAAGTAATTCGCATTGTACGAATCGAAAAGCACTTTGCAAAACGCGCAAGGTGCTTTTCTTATGCCCAAAATTCATGAAAGGGGGTGATGCGATGCAGAGATTTGATACAACAACATTTCAGGCGACGAAGACCGATGAGGGATTTATCGCCGATACGCCCATCATTGGGCGGACGGGGCTGCTGCGGTATCAGAACGCCGATGGCTCGGAGCGGTGGGAGTACCGCCCGCCGAAGGAGGCTTTCAGTGCGGCGAGCCTTGCGTCTATCCGAGGCAAGCCGATCACTGTCGGGCATAAGGCGATGGTGACGGCAGGCAATGTGCGGAGCGTGCAGCCTGTCGGCACGGTGCTCACGGAAGGACGGCAGGACGGCGATGCGATCCGCGCCGACATCGTGCTCTACAATCTGCCGACGGGTGCGCGGGAGTTATCCTGCGGATACACGCTCGACCTCGATGAAACGCCGGGGAAGACGGCGGACGGCAGGCATTACGATGCCGTTCAGCGGAATATCCGCTACAATCATCTCGCCATCGTGCCGAAGGGGCGTGCGGGAATTGCCCGCCTCAACATGGACGGCGAGCAGGAAGCAGAAGTGAACGAGGAAGGAAAGGAAGGTACGACTATGGGGAAAATCCGTATTGATTCGGGACTTGAATACGAGGCCGCGCCTGAGGTGGGCGTATTCGTGGAGAAACTGCGCCAAGACAGTGCGGAGAAGCAGAAGAAGCTCGATGAGCTGCAGGCGAAGTACGATGCCGCCCTCAGCGACTTGGCGAAGGAGAAGAAGGAACGCGCGGACGAGGAGAAGGCACAGTTGGAGAAGTTCTACGCGGCGGTTGCCGAGCGCGTGAAGATGCTGGAAACGGCGAAGGCGCACAAGCTCGACAAGGCAGAGGAGATGACGAACCGCCAGATCATGGAGGCGGTCATTCGTGCGGCGCGTCCGGATGTGAATCTTGACGGCAAGAGCGACGACTACATCAACGCCGCGTTTGACATGGCGCAGGCGGCAGCTCGTGAAGACGGTATGGCAGAGCAGCGCAAGGCTGTCAGCGCTCCGACGGGCAAGCCGCAGGAGCATGAAGATGAGACAGATGCGGCGGCTCTCATGGAGAAGCTGCGCAAGGATGAGGCGGAAGCCTACATGAAGGAGGTTAAGTAACATGGCACAGATGAAGCCCTTTACTTGGTATGAGCGCGACACGGCGCCTGCTATCCCCGGCATGATTGCGACGAGCTCGCTCAATGTGATCGATTCGTTCACGGCGGAAGAGGCCGTCGAACCCGGCAAGGCGGTCGAGCGCGGTACGAATCCCGCCGAGCAGGTCAAGGTGTGCACGACGGCGGAAAAGACGCTGGGCATCGCCGTCCATATCCACGCAGAGCCGGGTGAGGCGTATGCAAAGGATAAGCGCGTCGCTGTCATGACGTTTGGCGATGTGGCAGTCACGGCGGGCGGCGATGTTGTTGCCGGGAAGGCGGCAGAGATGA